GTTAGCGATTGTTCGACCGCTTCCTTCATTTGAGCCTCAGTACATCCGTACATACGGACTTGTTTTTTCTCAGTTTCAGACATTGTGCTATACATGAGAATTATCCCAAAGTTTCGACGGAAGGACCAACAACAACACCAACAAGAACCAGAACCACCACAACAACAAACAGAACGGTCAACATTTCGTAACTCCTTATCAACTCAACGGAATCCATTGTACCAGAACCACGGAGGAAGGCAAGTACAGAAAAAGTATTACTTCACGGTTCTTCGCACAATTTCAACGGCCAGCGACATGACAGCCGATGCACCGAATTTTTCTTCCGCTTCCACATAAGCGGCCGTCATGGTAGAGTACACTCCATAGACGGTACCTTTATAACAAAGAATGAATACTTCCATTTTCAACTCCGAGAATAAACTGCAAAAGAAACCGCACGGGACTTCAGGCAGGTGCCCTTCCGTGCATAGTAGGACCGACCAGTGTCCATGGCCCGAGGACCGCGATATTTAATCCGAATCCTATAACCATCGTTCGCAAATAATTGCTTGACCTGGTCCAAGTATTGCATGGGAATACCGTGCATGATGGACCGGCGGTTCTCACCGGACATGTAACTTAGTATATACATTATTCAGTCACCGCTTCAGTGGCTTCCACCACAGGTGCTTCGACAACGGGAGCCACAGGCGTAGCAACTGGAGCAACATCAGCAAGCTTCACGTAGGTACCGGTTTGGTTATACTTTTTCTTGAAAAAAGCTTGGACCTTATCGATATTTTTACGGAATGCTTCCGCTTTGCCACCATACCAACCTTCATAGCCTTTACGGTCGGCACGTTTAACAATAGTGAAATCTGGATGACGGACGAGAGCTTTACGAGCCATGATAATTTTCCTTTAAATCAAATCAATTTGAACATCGAATTCTACGAGTTTATCATCTTCCCCGTAGACACGAACGCGAGTACCCATACCAGTCATGGTATTGCTTAGGTCGACCACCCTGCCTTTTAACGCACGGCGATTCCAACCAATGCTTTGCAGGACCTGAGTCACTGCCATTTGCTGGCTTCGAAAAGCCATATTGAAAGCACCTTCAACGGTGGTATGAAAACCAATGCCGTTGATAATGACACGAATTTTTTGGCTGTTATTCAGCCCATCAATAAAACGCTTGGTTCTCATACCATAACTTTCAAAACTTTAACGGACGCTGGAGACTCAGCGGCAACCTGCGCCAGCGCACTCTCCAGATAGCCAGCAACGAACGCATAGTTCAATTGGCCATCATACAATTCCTGGGAACGGTTCTTGGCTTTTTCAACCAGAGCCTTGGTGAATGCTTCGGCCTCACGGCGGCGTTTCAATTGGGTTTCGTATCTCATTCAGTGTCCTTATCAACTCAACAGGATGGATTCTACACGAACCACGGTGAAAGGCAACCAGTACGTGGATTACTTGACCGGATTGGTCGGTTTAAGAGTCAGTGACCAGGAACTAAAACTAAAGTTCACAATTTCAAAACCACGTTTAACCAAAGCATTGGTTAGTCGTTCCATGATATCTTTAGCCATGGCGTTCTCCGCTGGAGACCGATTGTATGCAGGCTCATGGAGGTGCGCCCAAGACGGTACATCTGAGCAGGTGAACGGGACAACCAGGACCTCACCATAGGTATAGTCCTGGAGGCGCTGGGCCTTGCCCATGAGAATTTTATTCATAGTCGTCAAAGTAGTCGTTTTCTATAACGTAATCTTCATCCGAGCCCCATCCAGCGGATGCGAGTGCGGACGCATGGTCACCGTCCATCTCACCAGGGTCGGCATCGACTTCGGCATATTGTGCCATCAGTTCCTTGGCGGCTTCATCCACCCAGGAGAACGGAACCAGGTGCTTATCGGCAATCTGGTGGAAGGACAGTTCACCCAGTTCGATATCGTTCTGGATGTCAAGCATCAATTCAGACATACGGCTCATGGCTGCATCACAAAGAGGAAGTAATAAAAAAGAGGACCAAAGAACAGCGCCGCAAGGACGGTGGCTTGGAGAAGTTCAACAATCATTTTCATCATGGAATGGAGTATAGCAGAACCGTGGAGAATGGCAACCGTCCTGGAATAGTTGACCGGATTAGTATGATTGACCACCGGGAAAACGCTCCCGGCTCCGACCAGGTTCGTGATAAGATTCGAAAACCTTCTCCTTAAGCTTGGTGCCACGAACCGTGCGGATGGCTTGAATCTCCGCCTCAAGGCGCCGGTGTTCGGCATGGTAAGCTTCCAAGGCCTTGGCTTGGAGTGCCCTTAATTCTCGGATAGATTGTGTTTTCATCATGGTTGGATTATGACAGAACCACGGAGAATGGCAACCATTATTTGGTTCTAATTTTCAGATAGAACCGTCCATTGTGGACGTAACCACGGACCAGCCCCGGAAGCCCATACTCCATGGCAATGGCTCGGAGGGCTTGAAAGCGGTTGGTTTTAAACCGTTTCAATTTTCGTAACCTTTGCACGGTTAGGTAACACGGTAGAAGCAAGGCGGCGTGCCATTGTCAGCGAATCCGTTTCAATACGTGCAACGAATTCATTTCCACGGTAGAGGTACGTAATCAAGTAAGTCACTGTTTTCATCATGGTTGGATTATGACAGAACCGGAGGATTTGGCAACCAGTTCCAGAGTAGTTGACCGGTCCGGTGGTCTATTGGTTGCCCGGTGGAGGAGAACCAGTATAATCCACTCCATAGCACTGGTCATCCGAGGCTCTAATCCAAGGCTGCCTGTTATATTTTGCGAATTATACTAAAAAATACGCCAAAAATGACGTATTTTCGAGTTTTTACTGAGTCCAGCCCCGATTTTTGAATTTTTCGGTGCGATATACTGGAATAATTCTTCCCGGATTCTTCGGAACTAGTCTTTTTTGCTGAATTATGCTAAATTGTCTCTCGGAAATGAAAAATTTGTCTTCCGCAAAGTCAAAATAAGGCATACAATGCACTAAATCGAAGTCTTTTCGTGCGGAGTAGTAATCTGCAAGTGTAATTAGCTGAAATTTGTTCTTAAAAGTGATTGCATTAGCAGTTACACACAATGCCGGCGCACCTTTAGCACCTTGTCCAGCATAATTCTCTGAAATATCGAGAATATCAGCAGAATATTTCTCAATAATGTTCTGGCGAATAAATTCGGCCTTCAAAAATGGTGTAGGTTTGAACCAAAAATCATAATCTTTCGGTTCTTCACCATGATAAATGCTGGAAATACAAGAACCACTCAATATACAGTCATTCATCAGTAGTAACCGCAATACATCATTGATACCACTAAACTGTTTGGCTACTTTATCTCTAACATCTTGCTTAAGCTTAGTGGCTAGTGGTTGCCATGAAGGTATAATCATTTCGGAACAACTTATTGGCTGGATATTCGATATAGTATTTGGACCAACCATAAGTCGGTTATCGGAGGTGGTAATCATAATAATCCTTTATCTGAAACGCTACACCAGCGATTATATACTAACCAGCAGGCTTGGCAGGCAATATATTCTTTTTCGATATCTTACAGGTCACCCACTCATTGTACCATTCGGTAGACAATAACGCACCTAAGGTAAATATGTAATGGGTCTCCCAATACGAACACTCCGAACGGTTGCGACATAGTTTAAGTATCTCTCTGGTGAAATTATGCTCACCAAGAGTCTTTACATCTTCTAATAGCACCTTGTTGGAGCCAAAATACTGCTCCCAACCACTTGACACACGAATCTTTTTTCGCTTGCCTTTTACTGTCTTATAGCCAGCCTTCGTGAAATACTTACGGCCGATGTACTTTCGGCCGTTAGTCTCATTGGTTATCACATAGACAAAACCATAATATTCTGTTACACTGTCTGGTACTTCTGCACCTTTATAAGTCCAACTCATCTGCGTCCTCGCTTTCATCAGATATGTATTCAGCACATATCGGACAAAATTGAGGTTTGTCAGCGACCACTTCATCATCATATACTATCTTATAATCACTCTCACAGTTCTCACAGGTGTGTTTCAATGTTTTTATAGCCATGAATTGTCCTCTCGTTCTTCTTGTTCTAATGGTATATCGAGCATCCAATCTTCATCTTGTAGTATATAATTGCCAAGTCTTTCGTCCCTTCTGTCCTTGTTTATCTTGGACATAAAATCGGACGATATACTTCTTGTGGCTATACCCTCAGGCGTCTGGTGATAATCTAATAGTTTCAGTCTTTTCTTTTCTTTGTCCTCATCAGTCCATACCCGTCCATTACCACATGACCTACTGCAATACGGTCCTCTTTTATTATGGTTTGTCCCACACTTCGGGCATTTCTTTTCACTAGGCAAAATCTATTTCCCATCACTAGTTGGATTGCACTGTATATATCCACAGTTTATCCACAGGAAATATCGTGGTTTATTGGTTTCTCAGCATAATATGCGGTATTATACGCTATATTCCATACGGTGCCCACAGTCTTTACATAATAGGAGGTAATGGGTATAATAATATACTGCGTGTTGGTATGATGGTTTCTTACTGTCCTCTATGAATTCTGTCATAGTTTTATGTTCTTCTTGTATGGGCTGGCGTTTCATTTCATGCAATACATTATCTGAATTACATTTGTCACAATGTATAATGGTTCTAATTGTCATATCTTAATTACTTTGATATTCTTTGGTGGTAGTTCTAGCTCAAAGTTTTGGTGTATTAATTCTACTGCTAAATCTTCATCAAATGGGAATGGTTCTTTTTTCCATTCCTGTATTACTTGGCAGCAGTCTTGGATTAATAGTTCAGCGAATTTTTTGTTATACAGATAAAACCAATCTTCATCATATGGAAATTCTTTCTCTGTTGCCAAATAATTTGCATGTTCTGCTAGTTCTAGGATTCTATTGTTCATTTTAAATCATCTTCCCATAGGTTTTTATACATGGTTTCAAACTCTCGCAGGCGTACAATTTCATCTGCGGCTTCTTCCAGTATATCGGATATTCTATCTGGTTTACCTTCTTGCACCGATTTTCTGTCTTTTATCTGGCGGCGTATCTCTGCGCGTTTTCTCAGACGGTATACTATACATCCATTTTCACTGTCTTTCTCGTAGATATGGCCAGTTTTTGCATAGAATTCTGCATATTCCCAGCCTCTTTTGAATGCGTACCAACGAATTTGTGCTCTCTGTTCGCCTTCTTCGGTCATTGGTACTTGGTATGATTCTGCGTCACGCCATGCATTATAGATTATCTGTTCTCTCGTTTCCATTTTCTATACTCTAAAAATATCTTGTCTAGTGCAAAATTGCTAGTGGTACTTGCGGCTTCAATTACATAAAGAATATCCTCAATATCTCTACGACTACGCCAGCTACCAATGAAATAACCATGAGGGTCACGATAACCTCTCAGTTTATCTACAGAACTAACAAAAACGAAATTTGATAGTGATATTGAGGTATTATTTGCACGGTATAGTTCCTCACATTTAATTCTGATAAATCTAGAATATTCTTCGTTTGTACCAGAAATTACAAATATTCTATCATTCATGTTCGTTTTTATCACCATACATGAGCATCATTGCATCAAATACACAATCATCAATTGGATTGTGCTTTGTAATATGAAGCGCAGGGTCAAATGATTCTACCCATGGTGGCACGTTTACTTTGACATAACCATTGGTCGTGCCATATAGAAAATCTACTGCGGTACGTACATCACGCCAGCGTTCATATTTAAATACTGGTTCAATACCTAATTGTTCTTCAATATCATCCATGACAAGTTGGTCTAGATTGCCTCTAGCCCATACCCAACATTTATTATCGTTCTTTGTTTTAGCCCATTCTCGCAGGCGTTCATATGCATCCTCAAATATCTCATCTGAGGGTAATGGCTTAAATGATTTGTTTCGCACATTCTCGCATTGTTTAGCCCACCATTCAATTGTGGACTTACCTGAGGTGCGTTTGAGCCTTTGAATTTGGTCGGCTACATTTAGTTTAGCAAAAAATGCATTTTGCTTTAATTCTGCATGGCTAGGTGTATCATCAGGATTAAAATGAATACATGCAAAGGATAGAATCACGGAGTTGGACTGTTTGCCCAACGTTTCAACATCAAATATAAACATAATTTAAATAATTCTTTCAGCTCGGTAACTGTACCCTTTAGTGAATCTAACGCCTAGAATTGTGATTGATTTAGCTGTGTGACCATCATAATAAAATTCATCACGGCCAAACCATTTAAAAGGTGAGAATACTTGAACACTGACAAACCAGGTTTCTTCATACTGCCAGTATTTGTCGCTATCGTTAGGATTTTTTTGTGAATACCATTTTATCCAGTAATTGAATATTGGACCGTGGTACCATTCGAAATGTTTTGTGTAAATCATTGCAAGAGTATACACCAAAAAGAAAACCCGGTCAAGCCGGGTTTTTATGTTTGCCTCAGATTTTATCTAAAGAGAATTTACCTTCAAACTGATTCTTATAGTTTTCCATTAACTGTTCAAATTCATTTTTTGGTTTAGGTACATAATCGGGAATAACGCCATATTCACCGGCATTTGCTTTTTCCCACAAATCAACAGAATGCTGATAAAAATCATTAGGGTCTATAGAGAAAGGTATTTCCTCATTGTGTGCGTCAAACTTAACAATACAATCAAGTAATGTTTTCTCTGTGTTGACCCACTTTAAATC